CCACGACAGATCGCGAATCTCTTTCTTGCGCGGCTGGCCGCCAGCAGCTTGGCTGTGGTGGGTGCAATCAGGGCTCGCGTGCAGCCAGCCAACCTTGCGACCGTTGACCGCCTCGGCGGGGTCAACCGTCCAAACATCGCTCTGGTAGTGCGCCGTGGCCGGGTGATTGGCTTCGTGCATGCTGATCGCCCGTGGGTTGTGGTTGATCGCGATAGCAATGGTCCGATTCAGGCCAATCTCCAGCCCGGTGCTGGCGCCACCACCACCCGCAAACAGGTCAATGATGATCTCACTGTCCTGGGCGCTGAACGGCAGGCAATACTGTGTCTTGAAGTCCAGCGATGCTGGCTTCTTCAGTGATGTCATGTGGGTTACCTCGGGGAAGGGCGGTTAGGCTGTGGATGCTGCTGGAGGCTTGAGGCGGGCATTCATGGCTTACCTCTGGCCGGACGGCCGTTAATGCGTGCTGGCGCTCCAACCTGCGCTGGTGACGATGTTGCCGTGGGTGGCAATCATGTTCTGGAATAGAGCGTCCATTACGGGGATCAGGGTTCTGGCGGTTTCGCGCACGCGAGTGCTGTGCACGAACTTTTCACCGCTGGGCAGGACAAGCCACGCTTGCGCTCGCCACCAGGTAGGGCGCTTCGGGGCGCTGCCGCGCTCAACCGGTCTACCGCCTCCGGCTGCATTCAGGATGTAGGTGACTGTGCAGCTCATGGCTGGCGACCAAACTGCACGCCGTACTTCTTGGCCCAGTAACCCACGGTTCCGCGCGGAACGCCTATCCAGCGCGCAGCATCTGCCACACTGGCGCCGCCTGCGGCCTGGGCGCGCATTTCGCGCAGCTGCTCAGGGGTGGGGCCGACGTGGGTGTGCCGGTGACCGGGCGCGACCTTCAGGTCAATGCCATTCTCTCCGGCTGCCTTGCGCACCAAGCCGGTTGAGACACCGAACTTCTCCGCCAGCTGATTGGCTGAAAGCTCTCCGGCGTATGGCTTGATCTTCTCAGCCAGCTTGTCGCGCTCGGCTCGGCGTTTTTTGGCTTTGGCCTCGACGGCTGCAGCCATGCTGGCGTGTAGCTCTTCTACCGACCTTGCAGGCGGGCGCCGTGCGGGCTTCTCTTCTGCTGGCGCCGGCTTCTCGCCGCGCTCAAATGCTGCGCGGGCCTTGTCGATCATGGCCTGGGCCGCCAAGCGACTGGCCGGGATGTTCTGTTCGAGTAGCATCACCAGCCCCCTTGCAGAATGCTGACGTTTGTACCGGTATGGATGTAGTGCAGGTCTTCGATCTTGAACTGCTCATCAACGGTGAACAGGGGGTTGCAGGCCGGGCAGTGACCCGCCACCTCAATCGAGTGGCTCGCGATGTTGTACTGCCCATAGTCTCGGGAGCAGGACGGGCATTTCACCAGCTGCTCGCAGCAGGACTTAGCGGCCATCTTGTCGGAGCCGTGAAGCTTTCCACACTCGCCGCACTCGTACACCTCCCAAACCTCGGGCTGGCAGCATTCGCGGGCATCATCCTCGTCTTTGTGGATTTCGTTGCAATGGCTGCACTGATAACGGGTTTTGCATTCCATTTTTCAGTCTCCGTGACATGCCGCCGTGACTTTACGGCTCCGCAACAAACTTGCGCAGGGCAGCGTCATCCAGGCGGTCGGCGTTATGGATTAAACGGGTCAGCAGGTCGTGCACCTCGTCGATGCCGGTGACCTGCTGGATGCGCTCAAGCCGTTCTGCTGTGCCTTTGAACACCTCGAGCTTGAGGCTGTAGGCCAGCAGGCGGGCGTGGCGCTCTTCTGCCTTGAGCTTTTCCCGCGCCCGCTGCTCCCGCTTGCGCTCTGTGGCTGACTTGGCCATGGGCTAAGCCGCTTTCGCAGAACCATGGCAGCGCTGCAGGTGCTCAATCAGCACGGCACAGATGCGCGGCCAGTCCGATTCGGCGTACAGCACGGCTGAACGCTCTTTGCCGACTGACTGAATGCCGAGCTGGGCGAGTCCGTCAGCGCTGATGCTCAGCGGGCCAAGGCGGGCGTTGATGTCGCCCAGCTTGATAGTGGCGCCAAGCTCTTCCAGGTTTCGCGGGATCGGGCCTGAGTCGCGCTCCGCATCTTGACCAAGGCCTGCAACCTGACCGGATACCTGCGTTTCCTGCTGGCGCTGGGCTTCGGCTGCAAGCTCTGCCGTCTTGGCTGCCTCTGCCGCGTCGGCCGCTGCTTTCGCTTCGCGTTCGATGCGTTCGCGCTCGGCGTCCAGCTTCGCTTGCTCAGCCTGCCTGTGCTCGGCAATGCGGGCAGTGATGACCGCTTCCAGATCTTCTTTGGCCTTGGCGACCAGCTGCTGAGCGTCAGGGAAAAGGCGTTCAAACCCCTCGGCCTTGGTGCGCAACAGTTCGAGGTTGCCCCGGTACTGCTCGGCGATCTGGCTGACCTCGATCTTGGCGCGGGCCAATTCGGTGTCGGCGGCATCGCGCAGGCTGGCGATGGTCTTCTTGCCCTTGATGGCGCCATTGAAGTCGGCGCGATAGTCGGGCAGGCGAATGCGCGGGCCCAGCCCCTCATTGAGGGCGGCGATGTGATCGGTCAGCGCCTTGGCGGCGGTCATCACGATGTCTTCGCGGATCTGGGTCTTGCGAGCCTTGACCAGCTTGTCCAGCGCCAGGCGCTTCTGGCGGGCTGTCTCGCTGATTTCATCCAGCGCACGGAACAGCTCGTCAATGGTGCTGGTCTGGCTTAGTGCGTGATCCTTGGCAGCCTTGAGGCGGCCTTCAACATCAGAGCACCACTTCACAGCCTGCTCGGCGTCAGCGAAGTCCTGATCGGTTTCGAGCTGGTCGTTGACGTTGCCGATAACAGTCAGCGCGGTCGACTTGAACTCGTCCAGGTTGCTGGCGGTAACCATGCCGGTCAGCTCGATGCGCAGCGCCGGCAGCGACTCAGGGGCCTTGCCGACGGCTTCCGGTACCGACTCTTCCGGCTGGTAGGCTGCAACGTCCTGCGCGAATTGCTCCCAGCCAGCGATCAGCTGCTCGATGCGGCCCGGCACGGCGCGATATTCCATCATGTGGAAGTTGCCTTCGGTGCCGTCAGAGCATACGAACAACACGCGCTCTGCGCCGGTAACGTACAGCTGCTGCTCAAGCTGCCAGTAATACTGGCCTGTCAGCTCGCCGGCCTCGATCATGGCGACCACATCCTGATTCAGGAGCTTGTGCTCGAACAGGGTAGAGTCGAGCATGTCGATCCCGTCGACCGACGCCAGCAGCTTGTCGCGGGTGCCTACTACCGGGTACAGCTCTTCGCCAATGCGTTGCTCAAGGATGGCGCGTGCCTTGGCTTCAGTGTCGTGGCCCGCATCGAAGCGGCGCTGCGTGGCCGCGTCGACTTCGGGAACAACACCTGTCGCCTTTTGGCGGATCAGCTGTGCGCGGCTCATGTACTTGCTTTCACCCATCATGGCTGGGGCTTCGCTGGCGTTGAAGTGCTCAGCGCGCAGGGCATGCCACTCTGGGCTGCCCTGGATGACGTTGTGAGAGATCATTGGTCAACTACCTCTTCGGATTCCGGATTGATGTCCATCAGCTTCTTGCGCTGGGCTTCGGTTAGCGGGGCTTTCAGCTCAACCTTGGCGATGATGCGGTCTGCCGTTGTCTTGTTCTCGCGGATCATTCGAGACCAGGTCGGAAGCTGCTCGTTGAATTTGTCTGTCGGGTAGTGCTCGATGGCCAGCGGCTGACTCGCTACCGGGGCATGGCCGTGCGGGGTGATGTCCCGCTCTTCCGGCATGTCGCGCGCTTCTTCGACGGTGACCAGGCCGCCCAGCGCATCAGCGAACTTGTCGCGCAGGGCGTAGCCGCGGGCGCGCCACATCAGCATGCGCTTGGGGTATTGGGTCCAAGGCCCAGATTTCGACCAGAGGCCAGCTTTCTCAGCATCGGCCTTGCTGAACTTGACGGTGTGCTTGGCGGTGTCACCCTTGCGCCATACGGTGCAGGTGGCCGTCATTGTGCTGTCGTCGAATGTTTCTTCGTGGCCGCCGAACTTCGGATTGTTCTGCACCAGGGCGAGCAGGGCGTCACCGTAGATGGCGGGCTTGCCGTTGATGACGGCGATGTTCTGCAGAGACTGGATCGGGTTAAGGCCCAGCTCGCTGCCCATCATCATCGCGACCAGGGTGTCTTGCGGTTTGTTCTGATAGTGCTTGGGCACCATTTGCGACCCGGCCAGCATTTCAGCGAGGTGCATGGCTTCGTCGAGCGTGCTGGGTTGCAGAGCAAACCCGCTCGTTTTTGCAATAGCGTTCATGGTTGATTACCTACTGAGGTGAAACGATGATCAGGGCGCCGAGGATGACGCCCCAGAAGAGAAGAAAGCCGGCAGTGTCTCGGCAGATGCGGCGGATCATTTGGGCAGCTCGGGCAGGGGTTGCCAGTGCGATACTTTTACGTCGCACCGATCTCCGTCTATATAGCGCCACGGCATCATTTCGTTTTTGCATGCCATGGCAAAGAACGGGCTGTGGCTTGTCTTTCTGCCAACCTTGCAGGCAAGGACGTGAACGCCGACTTCCGGCATTCGCTCAGTCACCGGCACCCACCGCTGCGCCTGCTCAAGCGCCACAAGCCTCTGATGATCGGCTATCAGCGCCTGCGTGATGCTCTCGCCCCACTTGGCCAGATTCAATGGCCGCGCATAGTCCAGAACAGGGTTCATAACCTGCATAGCCTCGCGCTTGTACTGCTCAAGCTCTCGGATGCGGGCGATCAGCGCCTCGCCGTCCTGCATGTCGATATAGGCTTCACGCCCCAGCTTGCGAGCGCTTTGGAAGTCCAGTTCAATCTCCGCAATCAGTTCATCGGTGGCACTGGGGATGGTTAGGGTGGTCATAGGTCAGCTCCAATAATCGGGCCTGCCGCAAATAGCGCGCCGGCAGCGACCCACTCGCCGGCGAGAAAACCGGCAACCAGCCCAAGGCCGAACATGCCCAGGGCGAATACAGGTCGCCATGTGATGCGGCGGCGCGATGCAGGCTCTGCTGCTACCGGCTCACCCCGGCGATCAGCGACAACCTTGTCGAACTGAGCCAGGGCACTGTTGCGCTGCGCCTCGGTGATGAAATCCCGATGCCAAAGGCCGTCAATCGCGCCGGTTGCGTAGAAAAGCGTCGTATGGAGCACATCCTCTGCGGCTAACGTCAGCCGCATTGACCAGTAGCGCGTTTCAATGTCGAGCAGTTCGTTGTCCATAACGCCTCCTATCCAGCCTTGCGGCCAAGCTGATCTGATTCCCAGCGGTCGATGGCAGCGTCGTCCTTCGCCCGCTGAACGTCAGCCAGGAACTGCTGGCGCACAGCCTCTTCAATGCTGTCGCCGTGCTCAGACATGAATGCGGCGGCATCCACGCAGGTCATCGGCGGGTCAAACTCGACGCTCCGCATGCCCCAGCAAAAGCCGTCGTCTTCGGTATCTTTTGCGCAGTAATCAACGATCACGCCGCAATAAGTGATGCGGCCTTCGATTCCAGTGATTTCCATAGTTATCTCCAGATGAACGCCCACAGGCATAGCGTGCATGCCTCTGGGCGCTGGATAGGGAAGGGGAAAAAGAACCCCGCCGGAGCGGGGCAAAGAGTGTGATGGGTGCCTGTCTTTCCAGGCTGTCATCGGCGTTGCATCCGAACCGCTCGTTCACCCATGAGCTTGCGCTGGGGCCGGTCTCTCCCGGCTGTCTCGCCAGTGAACCGCCCAGCAGCGCCAGGCGGCACAGTCAATCACCAGTCTCGCGGATAGCGTTACCGCCTCATTACAGGGGTGATTCCCGTCCTCTCGTTAGCCGACTCATAGAGGAAACGACGTGTTAACGGCAGTACGCTGCCAGCCCGGCGCCGGAATCGTTGATAGGTGCGGGTTACGTCTCCCGCGCGGGCTCTCACCGCCGTCTTGCTTGTTGATGCAGATGACCGGTGCTGATCTCCGGCATTTTGGGAACAAGAACCTGAGTCGTTACACCTCAGCCACTTTTGAGCGACCACCCTATGGGCAGTTACAGGCCCCCTCGCATCAGCCTGCGCATTCATCTGCATCTGGCAGTGCTCTGTCGCATCCCGCCGGTTGTTCGAGGCTGCGAAACCTCGGCCCCTTTGGGCAGAGCACTCCCAGATGCCCAGCAGTGCCGCTGCTGGGGCCGGTGTTACATCCCATACCAATCCGCCTGGGTGGGCGGGGCGCAGTGCTTGCCGGGTCATTCGCTCGGTTCAGTCGTTCCAACTTCGTCCGCTGCTGGGTTCTTCCCGCATGGGCAGGCTTTCGAGCCTGTCGGATCGCCGGTCGCCGGTAGAGGCACTGCGGTCTGTTTGGTATTGCGCTGAGTTTTGAAAGATCGCGGGTCTGGCCCTGGCCGTTGGTGCTGGCTTGGGATAAATATAGGCATACCTTTATTTGTAGTCAATAGGTAATCCTTTATTTTTTCTGAAGGGCAAAAGAAAACCCGCCGAAGCGGGCTGGGGGAGGGCACAAAAAAGCCCGCGCGGGGCGGGCTTTTAAGGTTTAGATATTAACGCTCAGGCGGATGCTTTCTCAGCGTATGCGGCGATGACTTCGCGCTGGCGCTCTGATGCCTGGCTGATAACGCGCGCGTACACCTTCTTCTTTTCGCCGGAGCTGGCGTTGCGAAGAAAGTCAGAGAGCGGGGTCGACGAAGCCACCTTGGTTTTGGTGCCAAAAAGATTCATAGCGGTTTCTCCGGTGCGGGGAGGTTTTGGACAAGAAATTCCCGCGTAAAGTTCTCTGGGACGTATCGGTCGATCACGTCAATATTCATCTTATAAGAGCGCAGCGAATTGTCCAGATTTTTGACCATCAAGTCCACCTCGATCCTCTTGCCAAAGTGAGCTTTCAGACGATTGACCACGGACCTCGCTTCGAAATACTGGTCTATGAAGTCTTCCAGTCGAATGCGCCTGCCTTCCTGAGCCTCCCTGGCCTGAACAAACTGCCACGCCAGCTTCGGCTGCTGGTATACATATAGTATCTGCACAAACCGGTTTTTATTTAGGCATCGCTCTATATTGCTTTTGGCTTTCTCGTAGTTCGTCAGGGTGCCGTCAAGGATGAAGCTCTGGCGATTCTTGAAAGCCATATCGATCACCTTCTCGACGATGATGCTGACGGCTGGTTGGAACAACCAAGCGTTCTTCCCATCATAGCCTTCAAAAAAGACACGATACTTGTCAGGGTCGATCAAGAGGGTAGAGCCTCCGAGATCATGTAGAAATGCCTCGGCCGTCTCTGTTTTCCCGGCGCCAGGAGAGCCAGCCATAAAGAGCGCCACCGGCTCTTCTTCAGATGGGTAGCGATTGGCATCCGTCAGCTGTCGGGCGATTCGCTTCTTGTTGTCACGAGCGAAAGCGACAGACTTTTCCCGGATCACCTGCTCTGCCGCTGTCATGTGGATTTGGTGATCGCTAGGCATATGCTAAGCATCTCCATGGCCCGGACAGATTCATGTCGCCTGATGTATACCAACGACCACCCCACAAACCACCAGCACCACCACTGCCTCCAGCATCTGACGCCTTGCCCAGCGCTTGCCCTCAAACAGGGCCTGCCAGAAGCGGAAGCCGAACACTATAGGTCAGCCCACTTGGCCTCAATTACCCTGCCAACGAAGCGACAGTTGCCGTTAATAGGGATCATCCTGTACGACGGGTTCAGCGGCTTGAGGTATCGGCCGCTGGCGTCTTGGATAAACTGTTTGAAGGTTGCCTCGTTCGAGTCGTCGAGCTTGGCTACAACCAAATTCCCAGGCATGACCTCTAGCCCCGGGTGGACGAGTATCAACATCCCTTCCGGGAAGCTCTTTCCAGATGGCGACACCATCGAATCGTTCTTCACGCGGAGCCAGAAGCCGTTAGGCCCTGCGTCGGCGGGTGTGCCCTGCCACTCATCTGAAAAGCCTGGCTGAAACTCGTCGCATATCTCCATCCACTCTCCAGCCTGAACCTCGCTGATCACAGGGTACCTCCTGTACCTGTCTGGCTGATAAGCCGATTCAAGCTCCGGGGTATCGAGCATCTCGCCAATCCCCCGCTCAAGCCATACGGCGTTCACGCCACAAGCTGCGGCAATTGTTGCCGTGTTTGATGACGACTGCGACTTGCCTGTCTCCAGCTCGGAGATGGTTGTCTGGGTCACGCCCACGAGCGCGGCAAGCTTGGGTTGAGTCAGCTTCGCGTGCTTACGCGCGGCCTTGATTCTGTCTTTGTATTCCATGACTGAGTTTATAAAGGTTCGCCTATATCCTTGCAAACAGGCATGCCTATGCAAATAATAAAGGCATTCCTATATGGAGTCTTTGAAATGAGCATCTACAAAAGCCTGGTCGCCCACTTTGACGGGCAAGCCAACACCGCTGAAAAACTCGGCGTCAAGCAGGGCACTGTTTCTGGGTGGGTTACTGGTCAGCACGGCATGAGCGCTATCACTGCGACGCGCGCCGAGCGCGTGACCGAAGGGAAGTTCAAGGCCACCGACCTGTGCCCAAGCCTTGCCGAAGCGTCGATGCCAGCCGCCTGACCACGATCACATGGTGGCAGGGGCTTTGCCATGCCGCCACGGAAACAACAACGAGGTTTTCCGATGGACGATTTTTTGCGGGCAACGCACAACACCGTCAAGGACAACGATGCAAAGGTTCTGGCGGCCAAGATGGGATTGCCCCACGTCAGCCTTTTGCAGCGCTCAAACCCGGACGACGACGCCCACCGCCTGACCGTTGAACACCTGTACGGCATTTTGCTGCACAGCGGGGATATGCGCCCGCTTGAGGCACTGGCGGATGAGTTCGGCTTCGATCTGGTGGCGAAGGAAAAGCCGGCGGCGCAGGAGCTGACCAGCGCGCTGCTGCACATGAGCGCCGAGGTGGCGGACGTGACGCGAGCGGTAACCGATGCGCTGGATGACGGACGGGTATCGCAGATCGAGCGGCAGAAGATCCTGCGCGAGGCGGCAGAGGCCAGACACAGCATCGACGCGCTTGTTGAAGCAGTGAAGGTGGGTTGATGAACAGGCAAGAAAAAGCCCGCTGGATCAGAGCGGGCTCGGGTACTGCAACTTCTTGAGAGGTAAGTATGAGCAAGAGAAAAACGATTAGCAAGAAAGTCCGCTTCGAGGTGTTCAAGCGCGACAGCTTCACCTGTCAGTACTGCGGCGCAAAGTCGCCGGACGTAATCCTGCATGTCGACCACATCAACCCTGTGAGCAAGGGCGGCGACAACGAAATCATCAACCTGGTCACATCATGCGAGGCGTGCAACTCCGGCAAGTCAGATCGGCTGCTCAACGACTCCACTTCTATCGAGGTTCAGCGCGCGCAGCTGGAAGAACTGAACAAGCGGCGCGAGCAGTTGGAAATGATGCTTGCTTGGCGCGACTCGCTGAAAGGTCTGGATGACGAGACCGTTGATGCGGTCGTAGAGCGAATTGAAGGGCCGATGGCTGGCTTCATAGTAAACGAGCACGGCAAGCAGTCAGTTCGCAAGTGGCTCAAGCGATTCTCGGTAAGCGAGATTCTGGATGCGGCCGACTTGGCTGGCGAGCGCCTTGATGGCGAGCCGGACCAAGACGCAATCAACGCCTACTTCAACTCAATTCCAAAGATCTGCGCTACGCGGCGAATGCCTGAATCAGCGCAGCGCCTCCGCTATGCGCGGGGAATCCTTCGAAATCGAATCTACGTCAACGAAAAGCTCGCGCTGCCCCTGATGGAGGCCGCCGTTGCGGCAGGCATGGACCCAGAGGACATCGTTGAGTACGCAAAAGTCACCCCAAACTGGACCGCGTTCAGGGCGGAAATGGAGGCCCAGGCAAATGGCTAGAGCACGCAACATCAAACCGGGCCTGTTCAAGAACGAAGTTCTTGGCGTGGCCGACCCGCTGGCGACTCTTCTGTTTGAGGGGCTTTGGCTTCTCGCTGACCGAGAGGGGCGGCTTGAGGACCGGCCGCTGCGCATCAAGGCGGAGATTTTCCCGTACCGAGACGGGCTCGACATTGATCCCCTGTTGAACTGGCTTGTCGATAACGAGTTCATCGTTCGCTACACCTGCGAAGGGAGGCGCTACATCCAGGTGAACAACTTCAGCGATTGGTGTTCGGTCAAGCCCCTCTGCTTGGTCTCGTCGCAAGGTGCGGCGCGCCGTTCACGCAAGCGCCTAGCACTTCCCGCTTGGGCTGATCGCGATGCAATCAACGCTATTTACCAGAAAGCCCAAGAGATGAGCGCCGATACTGGCGAGTCATGGCATGTCGACCACATCTATCCGCTGGCGGGCAAAAGGGTCTGCGGACTCCACGTTGCTGAAAATCTGCAAATCATTACCGCCAAGCAGAACCTCATAAAATCCAACCGAGTGGAGGTGTAGCCATGGCCCGTTCTCGCAATATAAAGCCGGGGATTATGGCGAACGAAGACCTGGCAGAACTTGGCGCGATTGAGCGCCTGCTTTTCATATACCTGTGGATGCTGGCTGACAAGGAAGGAAGGCTGGAGGATCGCCCAAAGCGTATCAAGGTAGAGGCCCTTCCATATGACGATGTAGATGCTGATGACGCCCTGTGGAAAATAGCGCGTGCCGGGTTTATTCGTCGATATCAGGTTGGCGAGCAGCGCATCATTCAGATCGTCAACTTCTCGAAGCATCAAGCCCCTCACGTGAGGGAGAAGGCCAGTGAGTTGCCGGAGCAAAACAACGAATGCTCCGAGATAGAGCCTTCCCATGAAAAGGAGGTTGCTGAGCACAACCTAGGCAGTGCCAAGGCATCACCTAGATCGCCTGATTCTCTGATTCCTGATTCTCTGATTCCTGATTCCCTTCAACCCCCTTGCGCGCCTCCGGCTCGCGACGACTCCACAGCCAGCGACGACCTGTTCGCAAAGTTCTATCGGCTGTACCCGAACAAGAAGGGCAAGGCCAATGCGCTGAAAGCGTGGAAGAAGCTCAAGCTGACCGACGACCTGATCAACCAGATTTTTGATGGCCTCGGGCGCTACTGCGTGTCCGCTGAATGGCTCAAGGACGGCGGCCGCTTCATACCGCACCCGGCGACGTGGCTGAACGGCAGGCGCTGGGAGGACGAGGTGCAGCCAGATGGAAACCTGCACCCATTCCCCGGCCAATCCCGTCACACCGGGTTTGATCAACGTGATTACGAGTCTGGGCTGAAACGCCGGGAGGATGGCACCTATGGCCTCTGAAGTTGATACCACCGTTGGCGATCTTGAGCGCCGCATGGGCGTGACTGGAAAGTCTGCTGAGACCTGTCCAGAGCATGGCGGGTATATCGCGATCCACCGTGACGGCCACCAGCCGAGCGGCTGCCCTGTGTGCGCCCGTGTGGAGCGAGAGCGCGAGGAAGAAGAGCAGAAGCGCGCCGAGTTCGTGTGGCGCCACCTGCCCATTGCGCAGATACCGAAGCGCTTCGCTGATCGCTCGCTGAATAACTACCAGGTCAAGAACGAAGGCCAGCGCCGTGCGCTGGAGGTGTGCACCGAGTACGCCGACAACTTCGACCACCACAAGTCAGTCGGCCGCTGCCTGCTGCTGCTGGGCAAAGTGGGCACCGGCAAAACCCATCTTGCGTGCGGCATTGCCAATCGTCTGCTGCGCCGAATGAGCCGCCGCGCAGTGTACCGGACTGTTGGCGACATCCTGATCGGGATACGGGCCAGCTACAGCAATCGGGACGAAGAGAGCGAAACAGAGCTGCTGCGGCCAATCCTCGGTGCCGACCTGTTGATCCTCGATGAGGTTGGAGCCACCAAGCCGAGCGAGTTCGAGTTGGCAACCCTGTATCGAATCATCAACGGCCGTTACGAAAGCTGCCTACCTACCGTGATCGTCTCCAACCTGGCCGCCACCGAGCTTGGCGAGGCAATCGGAGAGCGCTGCTTTGACCGCATCAAGGAAGGCGGCGCGGTGGTAGTGCCGTTCAGCTGGGCGTCTGCCCGAGGGGAGGCGATGCCATGACCAAAAACCACCGCACCCAACTCGACCTACGCCACCTGGTCGACCAGTACCTGAAGAACGGCTGGGTTGTATCAAGCCGAGACCCATTGACCCTTGAGCGAGGCCGGGCGCGGAAGGAAATGCGCCACGGCTGTTTGGTGGATGCATGAGCATGGATAACGAGAAGAGCAGGGCGGAGTTTGAGGCGTGGGCGGAATCTACTTTCAGCTGGCATA